CTGATACAGTTTTTAGCTTTGGTTTAATTAATACAGTATCAGCACTTAAAAATTCTAGTTTAGTTGATTTACCAGCTGGTAAAATCATGCTAGAAAAATATGACGGACTACTTATTCAGAAAAATATCCCGGAAGCTTTCTTAATTGAAGGATTCTTAAATGATCTTAAATCATTCTCTTGGGAAACTTCAGTAGCTACTGTTTTAGAAAATGTAAATAATGTTTTTGAAAACAGAAGAAGAGAAATTGAGGTAATTAAAACCTATGAAAATGTAAAGAATGCACCAGGTAAAGAATTATTCTCTGATGCTACTACACAAATGAAAAACTGGTTAGTTTCTGAAAAAAGAGCCTCTGATTCGCTTATTCATGGCTTAAAAAGATTTGGATTCAATCCAATGGTAAGAAACTTAGTTAGCTTTTTATCAGTTTATGAAAGTCAAAATTCAGGAAAATACCATGTTGGTTTTGATAATAACGTTTGCGAGATTTCTAGCATTTATTCGCCAGTAATGGTTACTGAAAGCGGATCAATCTTTTATGCAAGTGGTAAATTCTTTAAAGTTAACGAGTCCGACAAATCTATAGTAGAATGTCAAATGGACGAAGTACCAGAGGAATTCCAAAATAAAGCTGCTATGGTAGCTGATAGAGATGTTAAAATCGAAAACAATAAAATCTCATTAAATATTGGAAACAATAGAGTGGAGATCGTATTTGAAGGAGAATCTAAAGAAGTTTACTTTGATGGAATGAAAATCAAAGAGTCAGATCTTCCTGCAGCAGTTAGCGTTTCAACTAACAGTCTTTTAGAAGGTAACAATAACAGAATTTCTAAAGCAATTTTTGTAGCTAAGACATCTGAAGAAATCGTAGATATCGATTTTGGTAAGAAAATTAAATCTAAGGTATACGAAGGCGTAGAGGCTAACATCTTTAAGATGAATGGCAAAATCTATGTACAAACTGTTAATCCTTCAATGAAATTAAACAGAATTTACGAAGCTAATGCTACACAAGCTATTGGTATTGTAAAGGATTTTATTAAATATGATATTTCTGAATCTTTAACAGAATTTTTAGAAGGCGAACAAGCTTTCTTAAGCATTATGAAAAACGACAAGAAAGAGATAATTAAAAACATCGAAATTCTTGAAAACGAACTTAAAAAAATCGAGGGCGTAAAATTTGAAAATCCTCTTATTGCTAATTCACCAGAATTGGTAAGCTTAGAAGAATCTTTAGAAAATGAACTAGAAACTCTAAAAGATAAATGGAACCAAATTAACGTAGAGATTTCAAGATTTGAAAACAAAGCAAAAACGGTTTCAGTTAACGAAGAACTTGGATATCCAATTGATACGGAAGTTAGAGTTAAAAGAAATGGAGTTAAAGGTAGAGTAATTGGTGTAGATGGAGGATCTAAAACTTACACTATTCTTTTTAAGGAAGGTAAAACAGGGGAATATTTCTTCTCTGACGTTGAAGACTTAGGAGACGAAGTTAACAATTATGATATTAAAGCCCCAGAATTAGATCTTGAGTTTAGCGACGATACTGCTAACGAAGCTCAAAATCCTAATTTTTCTGAAGCACCTGAGGAAAGAGGAGGTAATAAGTACGACAGAGCATTTATGAATATGGTTAAAAAGCACATGGCTGCTGCACCAGATAAAGATGCTAAAGGAAGTGCTAAATTTCTAGAAGATGAGAAAAACCACAGTCTAGCAAAAACTCCAACAATCGGTAAAAAAGCTAAACCTACTACAGGTAAAGGTTCTTTAAAAAAACAAGGTCTTGATACTGCACCAGGAAAAAGCGCAAATAAAGGTAAAAACTTTATAGAAGATATGAAAGATTCAAATCTTGCTAAAGCACCTTCTGCCAATATTAAGACGCAAGCTAAATTTATTGAGGATCTTAAAAATCACGATTTGACTTTAAAAGAAAGTCAAAAAAATACACACACAGAAAAAGCTCCTAATCCTAAAGTAGCAAAGCCTAAAAAATTCGTTGAAAACGAAAAACATGCTGCTCTTGTTGAAGCTCCTGGAGATCACAAGAAAAACGGTAAAAAATTCGTTGAGGATTTAAAAGATGCAACTCTTGCAGCTGCACCTGGATCGAAATCAAAAAAAAAGTAAATAGTATAAAATTAGCTGAGTCTGCAACCACTCCTGATGAGGGAATTGGTAACAGACTCAGTTTTGTTTTAGACGATTTAAAAGATTGTCTAACAAAATTAAAAGAATTGGAAACTTCCAGTCAGGAAAATGGTAAGATTGGAATAGACGTAATTAAGAATTCTAGGGAAAATTTAGAAGATTTAGAGAAAAATTTAGAAAATCAGATCAAAAAACTTCAAAATAATTTACCCGAAAGCGAATGATATACGTAAAAAACAAAGAGCTTAAAAGAGCTTTACAAGAAAGCAAAGAAAAGGGGGAGCTTACTAGCGAAACCGTAAAAATGTTTACTCTTATTGTAAACGGGATGTCTAAAACACATTCATACAGAGATACTGAAGATCGCGAAGATTGTATTTCCTCCGGATTAGAAGATCTTATTAAATATTGGAATCGTTACGATCCTGAAAAATCTGATAATCCTTTTGCATTCATTTCACAGATAGCACATAACGGAATGAAAAAAGGATGGAAAAAAATTCATCCGCCCAAATCAATTAAAACAATCCCTTTTTCTAGAATAGTAAGAGAAGAGAATTCGAACTATAATGTATAACAGTGGATATAAAAAAATTAAAACCCAACGGAAAATGGAAGTCAGGCAAGTATATGCCTGTCAATACTGAAAAGTATGTTGGGGATATCCATAATATAATTTTTAGAAGTTCGTGGGAAAGAAAATTCTGTCAATATTGCGACATGAATCCCAATATAACTAAATGGAGCTCTGAACCTTTACCTATTCCTTATTGGAGTCCTATTGATAAAAAAGAACATAAGTATTATGTTGACTACTACATACAGGTTAAAAAACCTAATGATGTAATAGAAAATTGGTTTATAGAGATTAAACCCGAAAATCAATACGAGCTTAGCAAAAGACCTGAAGAGCCTAAAGGAAATCTTACAGAGAAGAAGATTAGAGCATATAACGAAAAACTAAAGACCTGGATTATAAATAGGTCTAAGTTTGAAGCAGCAACTAGATTTGCAGAAGCTAGAGGGTACAAATTTGGAGCTATAAACGAAAGCTTCATAATGCGATGAAACCCTTTAAAGAAAGATTCGAAGATTACAAACTACAAGTTTCTGGGCTATCATCATTAGCTGATGACTCATTCCATTATTGGATGAATAACTTTGCTAATAAGGTACATGATGAATTTAATCCTTATAATTTTTTATCAGGTAAAATATATTCTTTTGAATATGTTGACCGAATGGAGAAGGGAAAAAAATTTATAAATAAAAGGCCAATAGTTTTTTTTACTGGGTTTTTTAATCCAATGGATAAAAGTTCTTTTAACGGTATAGATCTAGTATTAATGCCACCCATGATGAGAATTCCTTTTCTTACTAGAATACAAAGTGTATATCAATCACAAATAGACACAAACTCAAAAAGAATTGAAAACGGGGATGCTCTTGGACAGTTACCATTAAAAACAGATTACGAAACTTTAAATACTATACTTACTGGAATAAGTTTTAAAAATGCCTATAGAGTATGGGACTTTAAAAAAATTAGGGGAATAAAAGAAATTCCTTACGAGGACTGGACTAGAATAGTATATCTTCATACAAGATCAATTGAAGGGTCCCCGATTGAAGAGATATATAAGAAAAATGCACAGATCTAATGGCTGGATTTACAGATTCAAATAAAACATTCTTTAGCTCGATAATCGAAAGCGTTAAAAAGGTAGGAAGCTTTGGTATGGCTTATGGCGATCTAGTCGTAAAAAATTCACAAGCAGTTGGTGTTACTGAGGCAGAGTTCTTAAAGAAAGGCGGAATTAAAGACGAAGCTTTTTTATATGGACTAAGAAAGTCTGATACAACAACAAAACAATACATAGCTTATTTTGATAAGGACTTTAAAAGTAAAAGACACTATGTACAAGGCTTTGCACAGAATCCTGAGATCGAATTTATTCTAGATACAATCTGTGACGAATCAATTGTCTACGACGAAAAAAACTTTTGGGCATATTTCTCCTTTATGCAACACGATGATGTTGATGAGGAGGTGTCTAAAAAAACTCAAAAAAGATATAAAGAAATTTATAACTTGTTTGGATTTAATCAAGATATTCTTGCTTGGCATTTATTTAGAAAATTCTTAGTTGAAGGTAACTTAGCATTTGAGATTATCTTTGACAAAAAAGGTAAAAATATTATAGGATTTAAAGAATTAGATGCTGTTTCTTTAGTACCTACTGTTGAACAACAACCAGATGGTAGTTTCGTAGATATATGGATTCAGTATCCAGACAATACAGCATTAACTAGAAAATTATACGACTCTCAGATAATTTATATCAGTTATGCAAAAGGAGGAGGAAGTTCTACAAGAATTAGCTACATAGAAAGATTAATTAGGTCTTTTAACCTGTTAAGGATTATGGAGCACACCAGAATTATCTGGAACGTAATGAACTCTTCTTATCGTATGGCGATGACAGTTCCTATTGGTACTAAATCCCCGCAAAAGGCAAAACAAACCTTAGGTGAACTTATGTCAATCTATAAGGAAGATGTTAGATTAAATACTGACAGTGGGGAATTAACAGTAGACGGAAGACCAAAGATACAATTCTTTAAAAACTATTTAATGCCTTCTTCTCCTAACGGAACTCCTGATATACAGCCTTTAGCTGGTGCAGGGGATGCAACAGCATTTTCGGATACAAAAGCTCTTCAATATTTTGCAAATAAATTAAGATTAGATTCTAAAGTACCTGCATCAAGATTTGGTAGAGAAGATTCAGGATCTGAAGGAGCAATATCTTTTGCAGCAGATGGACTAGATCAAGAGGAAATAAGATTTAGTAAATTCGTAAACAGACTTAGATCAATCTACCAAGAAATATTAATGAAACCTTTATGGGTTCAATTTTGTTTAGATTATCCACAATTAAAAGGTGATTATGTAATAAAGTCAGAATTTGGACTTGACTACGTAAAAGAGAACATGTTTAAAGAAGCAAAAGAGATGGAGGTTATGTCAGCTAGAAAAGATCAGATATTAAAAATTATAGATCTAAAAAATGCTGAAGGAAAACCATATTTTGATTTAAAGTTTGCATTAGCTAGATGGCTTGGTATGTCATCTCAAGACTTTAGCGATAATGAATCATTTAAAAAGAAAGCTGCAGAAAAGAAAGCAGAAGAAAAAGAAAGCGGTGAAAAACCAGAAGGTGGCTCTGAAGGCGGAGGAGAATTCAAATTATAAAAAATGGCAGGATTCGTAGATAATTTACAAAAGTTTAACCCTAATATTTCTAGGATCATAAAGTCCATTAGTGGACTTGGGTCTTTTGGTATGGAATATAAGGACATGGTTATTCAAGACTCTATGGCTATCGGTATTTCCGAAGCTAATATGAGAGAAAGGTTTGGATTCTCACAAGACGATGAGGATTTCATCTATAGTATAGCTGCTCAGGATACTTCAAACAGGAAGTATATTGCTTATTTCGATAAAGATTATCCAGTTAGAAGAGATTTTTTAAAAACATTTGCATTAAATGCAGAAATAGAATACATTTTAGATACAATATGTGATGAGGGTATAGTTTACGACGAAAAGAATTTTTTCTGTCATCCCGCTACAATGAATATGGATTTAAAAGATGATGTCATTAAATCCTTAAGAACAAACTTTAGAAAGTTATACGTATTACACAATTTTGCTAATGGTTTAACTGCTTGGCAGTACTTTAGACAATTATTAGTAGAAGGATTCTTAGCATTTGAGATAATCTATTCTAGCGATGGTAGAAACATTGTTGGATTTAAAGAATTAGACCCGACAAGTTTAACTCCTAGTGTCGAAAAAAAAGAAGACGGAACAAGAGAATCAATTTGGTGGCAATATTACGGGGATATGCCTAGACAAAGAAAATTATTAGATGCTCAGGTAATCTATATTTCTTATGCTAAATCAAATACTGCTGCTAGAACATCGTATTGCGAAAGACTAGTTAGATCTTATAACTTACTAAAAATTATGGAGCATTCTAGAATTATCTGGAACGTAATGAATGCACAGTATAGAATTAAAATGACAGTTCCTATTGGTAGTAAATCTCCACAAAAGGCAAAAGAAACCTTAGGAGAGTTAATGTCAGTATACAAGGAAGATATTAAGTTAGATACCATATCAGGTGAACTTGCAATTAATGGTAGACCAGATCTTCAATTTTATAAAAACTACCTTTTCCCTCAAAGCGGAGGCGAAGCAACAAAAATAGAAACCATTAATGGGCAAGGACCAAATCTAAATATTATGGATTCGGTTGTTTATTTTTATAATAAGTTAAGACAGGATTCAAAAATACCTTTTAATAGATTTGCAGCAAGATTCGGATCTGGTAATGCTGCAGCATGGAAAATTCCAGCAGACGGATCTGAAAGAGACGAAGTAAGATTTTCTAAATTCATAACTCGTTTAAGATCTATATTCCAAGAGATAGTTATTAAGCCATTATGGATTCAAATGTGTTTGGATTTTCCGCACCTTAAAAACGACTCAGAATTTAGAAGCCAAATAGGTGTTAAGTTTGAAAGCGATAATACATTTGGTGAGTCTAGAGAAATTGAACAATTGCTTAAGCACATAGATTTTATAAAATCATTAGGAGAGATTAAAGAAACCGTAAACGACGAGGAAACACAATTTTATAATCAGGATTTTCTTATCGAAAGATGGTGTGGACTTTCTTATGAGGATATTATGGCTAACAAAGCATATAAAGAAAAAAGTGAAGGTGAAGCTCCTGCGGAAGGAGAAGAAGCACCAGCTGAAGAAGCACCAGCAGCAGAAGAAACACCAGCAGAGGAGGAAACTCCACCAGCTGAGGGTGAAGCAACACCTCCCGCCATATAATTTATTTAATTTAAGAAAACTTAGGTTTTTTTAGGACTATAAAAGAAATATCGATTTCATTTTTTTGTATCGGTATAAATTTCTACATTTGCCCTAAATAGATCTATTATGAAGAATGAATTATCAATATTCCTAGAAATCGAATCTGCATCTGGAAACGGATCACAGAAAGCAAAACAGGAACTTATTAAAGAAAATAGAGGTGAAATATTTGACTATCTTTTAAAGGTAGCATTAAATCCATTTCTCACCACCAAGCTTAGTAAACTAGAGGTATTAGAAAATACTCTATACATTGCAGGCTTTGATCCCTTTGAAAAGCTAAAGGATCTAGCAGAAAGGCTTTTTATTGCTCCTGCTGCTAATGATAGATTAAGGGAAGAAGCTTTTGAACTAGTAAACTGCATTGATATTCCATTTGAACACAGAAAAATGTTAGGAAAAATCCTGACAAAAAAATTAAACATTGGAATTGGTGCTAAGCTAATTAACAAAGCCCTTTCTGAGGAATTAATTCCGGATCCAAGTCTTATGCTTGCTCAAGATGACGAAGATGAAATTAATAAATGGGAAAATATAGTTTGTGAAGAAAAATACGACGGTGTACGTGTTATTGCTTTTATTTCAGGTAAGGATGTAAAATTCTTTACAAGAGCATTTAATGAACTACCTTCAAACTATTTGGAAAAAATAGGAGCAGAATGTATTATGCTTTTAGAAAGCTCGGGTCTTCAGGGGGATTGGTTTTTTGATGGTGAACTAACAGATCTAAACAGAAAAAGTGTTTCAGGTAAAGTAACACAGATGTTAAAAGGTAAACCAATGGATTCAATTGGTGACGAACTTATTTTTAATGTTTTTGATCTAGAAGATGCTGATACATTAAAGAACGGAAAAGGGATCATACCATTCACGACAAGAAGACAATCATTAGAAGGCGTTTTTAAAGCAAATAAGACAACTTCGGTCACTCTAGCAGAATCTTTCTTAACAAAAGAAAAAGAAGACATCTACGCTTATTATAAGATGATAGTAGATAAAGGAGGCGAGGGTGTTATTCTCAAAAATCCAGAACACGTTTACGAATGTAAAAGATCTAAGAACTGGATTAAATTAAAAGAAGTTAATGAGTGCGATCTTATAATTAAAGGATGGTACCCAGGGGAAGGTAAAAGAGAAGGATTTATTGGGGGATTCATTTGCGAGGATTTATCCGGTACATTAAAGGTAAAGGTCGGATCGGGATTTACAGACCAAGATTTACAAGAATTAAGTAAAGACCCAGATTCTCATATAAACAAAGTGTGTTCAGTTTTATACAATGTTATAATTAACGACAAACACAATAACTGGTCTTTATTTCTACCAAGATTTGTAGAGATAAGACACGACAAAACTCAAGCAGACGATTTAAAAGAAAAATGTAAATGATACAAGAATTACTAACAGAAAAACTAAGACCAAAAGAATTAAAGCATATGATCCTACCAGCTAGGATTAAAAGTTCTTTTGAGGGAGGACTTCAACAGAACGTTTTATTATCAGGATCCCCAGGATCAGGAAAAACCAGCATGGCTAAGATCCTAATGAAAAACCATCCCCACATTTTTATTAATGTGTCAGATGAAAGTTCAGTTGAAACAATACGAACAAAGGTCCACGATTTCTGTTCTACCGTTTCTATTATGGATGGTAGCAATCAAACAAAAATTGTTATCCTAGACGAGTTTGATGGAGCATCTGAACAGTTCTATAAAGCTTTACGCGGAACAATTGAAAAGTATGCTAAGGGTACAAGATTTATTGCAACTTGCAATTATCTAAATAAAATACCAGATGCAATCCGTTCAAGATTTGAACTTTATGATTTTGATCCTCTAAACAAAGAAGAGGAAATGGAGATTCAACAGCAATGGAAAGATAGGATTAGTAAAATTCTAGGAGCATTGGGAATTAACCACGATGATAAAAACTTAGATCTTTTTACCAAAAAATATTTCCCTGATATGCGTTCAGCATTGAACACAATACAAAGATGGAATATTGATGGGGTTACAGATCTTACTGAATCTAAAATCAACGAAGTTCTTTGGGATCACGAAGAGGTTTTTAATTTAATCTTTACTTCCCCTGAGCCTGTAAAAAATTACCAGTATATAGTTGGACAATATTCATCAAGAACAGATGAGGTTATGTCAGCTTTAAGCTCTGATTTTATTAAATGGATACAGGAAAAAAATCCACAAAAATCTAATCTTATACCTGGTATAATCATTACAGTAGCTAAATACCAAGCTGAACGAAATATGGTAATAGATCCAATAGTTAGTTTATTGGCTCTAATATTTACACTACAGCAAATGGTAAATAAAAACTAAAAAACGTCTAGTATACTACCCGTTAGGCACCAAAACCACACTTAATGAGTAGTATACTAGACGAAATTGATAAAATATGAACGGAAAAATTATAATAGTTGGACCAGGAGGCTCTGGAAAGGACTTTTTAAGGAAGAAGATGGTAGGAAGAGGATTTGAATATGGTGTTTCTTTTACCAGTCGCCCTCCGAGAGAAGGTGAATCTGAAGGAGTAGATTACTACTATAGAGACGAAGATTTTTTTAAAAATAACTCTGACATATTTCTAGAACTACAGGAATTCAATGGATGGAAGTATGGAATTTCTAAAGGAGAATTTTCAGTAAAGAATCTTTTTATACTTAGCCCAGCAGGGCTTAAAAGCTTATCAAAGGAATTTAGAGATGATTCATTTATAATTTATTTGAATCCATCTGAGGAGACCAGAGTAAAAAGACTTAGAGAAAGAAATGATGCTGATAATGTTGAAAGAAGATTAATCGCAGACGGAAAGGATTTTTTAAATTTTTCCGACTATGATATAATGATAACAAATGAAGATTTTTAAATGGTAACAGTTTGTATAGACGGTAACTACCTTTTTCATAAAACATTCGGTATATTTTCCGGATTTGGTAGTAAAAGCCCTGGTGATGTATTATCATCAGAGGCAGAGAGAAATATGTTCATGAGAAAAGTAATGACGGATCTTTGTTACTCTCTAAATCAGGTACCTGATATTAGTAGAGTTATTTTTTGTAAGGATTCAAGGTCATGGAGAAAAGATTATAAGATTACAAGAAGTGTTTACAAAGAAAGTCGTATAAAAAGCGAAGGTGTAGATTGGGGATCTTTTTTTAAGCTTATGGACGAGTTTGGTGAATTCTTAAAAGAAAACGGATTTATCTATAGTACACTAGGGGGAGCAGAAGGTGATGATTTAATTTGGGCATGGTGTGATTATCTTAAAGATAAAGACGATTGCGTTGTGGTATTAAGTGGTGATAAAGATATGCACCAATTAGTAAGAACTACTGAAAAAAATTGGATTGGTATTTGGAATAGTAATTCAAAAAATAATAGATTTATTGTTTCTGATGATTGGAAAATACAAGAAGAAGCGGAACCAACTATTTTTGACGTAACACCTGTATCAGGATCTAGCGACTCTAAAATAGACAAGTTAATATCATCTTGTATAGTGGAAAAAATTCCAACTAAAGAATTTATTTTTAAAAAAATTCTAATGGGGGATAAAAAAGACGACGTACCTGGTGTATTTCCACATGCAACAAAAAATGGAAAGATCTCAAACATTGCAGAGGGTAAGTCACAAAAAATATGGGATCTATACATTGAATCTCCTTGGGCATCCTACACGATGGAGGAATTATGGGAAAACGAAGAGTTTTTAGGATGGTTAGCCGGACTTTGTTTAAGATTATTAGGACAAACAGACAATTCGGAAAATAGAGACAAATTTAAGCAGTATTACGAAGAAAATGCTAGACTAGTTTGGCTTAATGAAAATGCAATACCAGAAGATATGGTAAGGACATTAAAAAACCATGTCTCCGTTTTAGGGGGTGAAGAAACAAAATCCCCACTATTAGAAAAGAAAACAATGATTGAAAAATCCCCATGGGCTAAAGATACTACTCCTCCAAAGGGATATGATCCATTCTCATTATTTGAATAATTATGAATAATCCATTCGAAATAATAAAAGCTTTCCATACCAAAGATTGGGAAAAAATTTCTGACCGTGATAAGGCCAGAAATTTTTTTATGATTAATAGAATATGTTCTATTGCATATCCTATTCAGGCTAATTCTTTTAATCATCTAAAAATACAACCAGAAAAGGTTATTGATTTTTGGAAAGTTTTTATTTCCCACCATAACAAAAAAAGTCCTCAATGGGTATGGACAAAAACAATAAAAGGGGAAAAGGTTAAAGAGGAAAACAAATACAAAGAGGAGATCCTAGATTTTATAAAGGCTAAACATCAGATCTCTGACAGAGAGATTAATGAAATGATAGAATTTTTCCCAACAAAATTTAAAACGTTTTACAAGGAGATAGAATCACTGCTTAGTTGAGGTTGATAATTCTTATCCGGATATATAAAGCAAAACACTTCCGGGAATGAAGGAATTAAACCAAATTACAATAAAGCAACTTCTTGCATCAAATACGATTGGAGCCAATAATTCGGTAACCAATTCTAATTTCTCGCAGTTAAATGAAGGAATACAACTTCTAAATACTGCGTTTGGAATTTCAATTCAAGATAAATCAATGAATTTCCCATCAGGGAAATTAAACGTAGGCAATCTAAAAGCAGATCTTATTAGACTTCCTATTTCAGGGAATACATCTATTCAGTTAAATGGGTCTAACGGCGAAGTTTTAGCTAATGGTCTTAATACCACAAATGATGCTTTCATTGGAAGACATGCTATTGTAGGTAACAAAGATACTGGTGGTAGATTAAGATTAATTTTAGACAGAACATATACAGATCCTGCTTTACAACCAGGCAAAACAGGGCAAGTAAGATTTATTGGTAACGATTATCAAGGATATTTACAAATAGGAGAAGTTAAAGCAACTTTCTCCTTTGATATTACTGGAGGAGTTACTGGCCAATCGCTAACAGTTCTTTATAATGGAGCTACTGCTGGTACTGCAAGCTGGACTTATAATTCAGTTTTAACTGCTCAAGCGGTAGTTGATGCTATAGCTAGCTCATTAACACCACTTTGTTACGCTGAATACTTTTTAAACACCATTACAATTATTGCTTTAGACGGAAAAGGGGCTTCAGCAAATACTGATACAATAACAATATCTGGTTCAATTCCTGTAAGTGCCTCAAGTGGTACTATGTCAGGTGGAGCAGACGGAATAGGTACATGGGTTTCTTTTCTTGGATCTATTGGAGGTCAAGGAGCTACCGGAGCAACTGGACCTGCAGGTGGACCTACTGGAGCAACTGGCGTAACTGGACCTACATCTACTACTCCTGGACCTACTGGAGTTACAGGACCTACTGGATCTACAGGAGCTACTGGAACAGGAGCTACTGGACCAATTGGACCTACTGGAGAAACAGGAGCAACTGGACCTCAAGGAGGTCAAGGACCAAAAGGGAGTGCAGGAAACAACGGATCTACTGGAGCAACTGGTACTGCTGGAGCAACTGGTACTGCTGGAGCAAAAGGATCTACTGGAGCGACAGGAGCGACAGGAACAGGAGCTACTGGTCCTACTGGAGGAACCGGACCAAATGGATCTTCATGGTACACTGGATCAGGATCCCCTCTTTCGGGGGTTGGTACAAATGGGGATTCTTATATAGATCTATTAACAGGAGAGGTATGGACTAAATCAGGAGGAGTTTGGAATGATACCGGTTATACTTTATTAGGACCTACTGGTGCTACAGGAGAAGCAGGTGCAACGGGGAATAATGGAGATCCAGGAGCTACTGGAGCTACAGGCGCAGGGGTTACAGGAGCAGCTGGTCCTACTGGAGCAACTGGTATTACAGGACCTACGGGAGCACCAGGAATAATGCCTTATTTAGATCTTACTAATACAAGTACAAGTCAAACTTTAGCATCAGGAGGTAATGTTCCTGTAAAATTTGATACAACAAACCTAATTGATTCTTCTTTTTATACAATTGGTGATTATGCGCCTAGCGGAGTAACCGGTACTTATATTCAATTCTCGCAAAGCGGAAAATATTTTATTAGCTATAAAGTTGGTGTAAATACAGACAGCAATTCTTCTTGTTATATACAAACAGATTTATACAGAAGCACGACATCACCTGTTGTAGTTTCTAATTTTGTTGGTAAATTCACATCAGAAGATGTAGCAGGAGGTGCTCAGCTTCCGTACGATCTTATAGTTGTTACAGGTATTATAGATGTAACAGCAGGAGATAAAGTATGGGTTAGAGCATATTATCAATCTCCAGGAACAGGAACAGTAACTATTACATTAGGCGATACTGGAATATCGATAGTTTCTTTAACAGGTCAAATGGGACCAACTGGACCTGCTGGACAAGCAGGGGAAACTGGACCTTCAGGAGGACCTGTTGGACCAACTGGACCTACAGGAATTGGAGTTACAGGGACAACAGGTAATGCTGGACCTACTGGAGCAACTGGAAATAGCGGAGCAACTGGGCCAACGGGTACAGCAGGATCTACTGGAGCTACTGGAACAATTTCAACAGTATCTCTTACATATTCTGCATTCTATTCTCTATATTCTGCTGGATCATTAGTAGGTGGTACGCTTTATGAAATAAACAATTACAAAACTGTACATTATATTCTTGAGGCTTTAACCCCAACAATTAATAGTTCAGCATCAGTAGAATCAATATACGTTTTAGCAACTAGTGCTACTACAATAGATCAGAGGGTAATTTCTAAAACATATCCGGAGGATTTAATCTATTGGGATCCAGAACCATCTAATTTCTATGCTGATTCTGCTTATAGCGATCCTACATCATCACCTAATCAAATAGTTCCTGGATTTACTGGGGTTATTACTTACAGAAAAGACATGGTAAATAATATTGAAGCATATTATGACTGGAGAGCTTTTAAATTTAGAAGATGGAGGATTAATACCACTACTCATAGTGCTGTATGGGCTTCTGGTACTTCTTATTCAGCAGGTGATATAGTAATTTGTGGAAGTGCAGCGCCTTCAAAGGGATGGTATGTGTGTCTTGTTGCAGATGCTTCATCTACAATAGACCCATCAGGAGGAAGTAATAATAAATGGATAAAATTAATTGACTTTAGTACATCTTATGTATTTGCTCAACCGGCTAATTATAGTACTTCAGTAGGACCTGCAACTTCACCACTTAGTATAAATATTTCAGTAAGCACATCAAGCTATACAGATTTTTTAACTACAGCCAATGATGATTTTATTGATGTAAAAAATATATCAATTAAGCCAAGACCATTAAATGATTCATTTAAAAATGAATTTACAGGGAATTCTTTTGCTGCTACCACAATACCTAATAACGTTATTATAGGACCAAGAAATTCCACCACTTTGTCAGATGTTTTATTTGATGGAGGATCTATAGGGAATACTTTAGCATTAGCTTCAACGTCCGTAACATATATTAATTCTATAGAATTTAAAAGAAGTGTAGCAGCAATTATTCAAAGACCTACTGTTTTTCAAAATGTTACAATAGAAAATCTTTCCGCGGTATTTATTAATCCAGGAGCTAATGGAATACGCTCTTCTAAAATAATAGGTGCTAATTTTTCAATATTAACTTCAGTTACATATTCAGAAATAAATGGATTCGAATACTCAACTTCATCTAGATTAATCACAGGTAGTAAATTAAATTATATATTTTATACTTATCTTTTTACTGGAATTACCTTATGTGAGCTTTCGTATGTTTATAGATGCTACCTTGGATATTATGCAGCAAATAAGATAATGACAGAAACAAAAATACAAAAATTAGGTAGCTCAGCAGCATCAACAGATCTTACTGCTGCTACTTATATCTACAATACTGCAGGGACAGCAACCAGCGTCATGGGGACATCAGGGTCTGCTTATGTTCTTTACATAGACAGCACAGGAACAATTCAGACGGATCTGGCTACAAATTAATAAAGAACTATGGTAATATCGGAAAAAAACAAAATACTAATTAACCGTGTTCTTGACACTATCGACTGGGCTTTAATACACAAATTTTATAAGCTAGTAGGAAGAAGCGTAGGGACGGAAACAACTCAGATACCAGGAGTTAAAAAATTAGTGAAGGGTACTAAATTATCTGTTGAACATATAAGGGAAGAAGTAAATTGTGTTATAAATCACATAATAGAAAACGATATCTCCCAATACATGTACGGGCCATGGAATGTTATATGGGTTAACGGAGAATGGGAAATGGAGTTTCCAGAAACTGACGAAAATGGTATAGAAATACCTAATGGTGAAAGTAACTTTTTACCAATAATTGAATCAATATTGGAATTGCATTTTTCACCAATGGTAGTTATATCAAAAGAAATAGTAGTTGATGAAGACGAAGAAGCAGAAAAAGAAAAACCAGAAACTGTAGATCTTCAAAGACAACTAGAAAAAGCATTAGCAGACGAAAATTACGAGCTAGCTTCCAAGATAAGAGATCTTATCGAAATTTACAAAAAGCAAAAATGAAAAAAACTTCAATTAAATCATTAAATGAGTATTTCTCACAGACATTAAGTGGAGATGGGTACAATAGCTCCAATGGGGTTTTTAAAGTTAACTATAAGCCATTTTCTGACCTTTCTATTGCTGTGGGAAGAGATCCAGATCCTAGCTTATTAATAAAAGACTCTAGATTTCAGGTTGGTGATTTTGTTAAAGGGAATGTTCAAGGGAAAAAGAAAAAAATTAGTGGGGAGGTAATTGAGATAACAAAGGCTCAAGACGGAAAATCCTACAAGATTAAAATTCAAAGCGAAAGAACAAAAAAAGCATATTCGCTTATACCAGGATCTGTAGAATTTGAGGAGGATAGAGGAAATTCTACAAACTCAATGGGATTGGCAGTAAGCTCAAGAGAAAAAATGGCTCAAAATGCTAAATATGACGGTGGCAATGTTGTTTGGGGTTCTTTAGAGAACGAAGACACATCTATGTTAATGGTAGATCCGGAGAATAATGATCTTATCGATGGGCCAATGGGGACTGGTTGGAAAATTAAAATAGAAGATGAATTGCCATCAGGAGATACCATATTTAATTCAGCTGTAATTGACCCTACAAGCAACTTAATTACTTCTATAAGATCTAATGATATAGAGGAGCTTAAAAATCGTTTAAAAGCAATAGAAGCTTATTGTTTCATGTTCTATCATCCAGAGCTTAATAGCTATCCTATAGATTTAAGAACATTAATAGGTATCGTTTTTTTAGAACTAAAAAACGAGCACGAAGCAAAGAAAAGCTTAATTCAGAACTTTCCAGATCTTTCAGGAAGGTCATATGGGGAATCTAGGGACGAGCATATAGAAAAAGCAAAGGAGATTATTAACAGCTTTTTGTAATAGAATGTCAATAGAAAGAAAAAGAAACCTTTTAAGGATTAGCAGAGAGAAAGCTAGAAATCCTAATTTTAATGGGGATTTTAGTACTTTAGGAAATAAAACCAAACAAAATACTATAATACCTATTAATAATCAGAATTATAGTGTTATGAATGAGCTTTCAACTGATAGAATAAAGACTGAGGTAAAAAGTCAATATTTAGGTCACAATCTATATCCGGATTATATTGGTAAATTTTCAGGGGAAACGTTTATAGTTGCAGGGTGTGGTTCGTCACTTAATCTTTATTCGGATTTTAGCAAATATTATGTAATTGGGGTAAATGATATCGAAAGAAAATTAACTCCTGACTTTTTAGTAGTTGTTAACGATAATAGAACATTTATGAGGGGGAGATGGGAATACGTACAGAATTCTTTAAGCCCTGTTATATTTTCTCATTTAGACGATCCAGGGCCAATTGTAAGAAGCTCTCATTTAGTAAAAGTAAAAGTTGGGGAAAGAAATAATCCAAGGCTGGATCAATTTCAGTTTGTTGATCACACAATGAATTCACCCTACATGGCAGTAATAATAGCTTATCAATTAGGAGCTAAGAAAATTGGTATGGTTGGTGTAGATTTTACAAGCGACCACTTTTTTTCAAAAACGGGAACTCACAAACTAGCAAAACATGTTGTTAATATAGACAACGAGTATATGCAGCTTAGAAGAGAGCTAGAAAAGAAGGGGGTAAAGGTTGCTAATCTTTCTCCGATAAGTCAGCTAGAGGCTTGGCCAAAAATGAATCTAGAGGCTTTCGATTTGCTTTAAGAAACTTATTTAATTAAATCAATAAAATTAGTATGGATTTAATACGTAATGGGATTGTCATTAGACTTCCCGACCCAATAATTTCTAAGGAATCCTCTTTAATCCGAAAAATTTGTGATCAAATAAAAGGATCGTTAAATTTGGGGTATAAAATGTTTATTGTTGAGCTATCGGAAAAAGATATAGAAAGCAATTTAGAGGTTCTTGCTCCGGAGAAGGAAAGATTTTTTTATTTCTTGGACGATCTTGACATAAGAATAGCTTTTTATATTAAAAGCAAACACAATATAATTTCCACGGATAACGAGTCAAAGAAAAAAGCAAGAGAAGAAATTTTAAGGATTGGTGATTTTATTGACGAATTAGATGGTGGTAAATTTGATGTCCCTTTGATTTGCCATATTGGTGGTGCAAAAGGTAACAGAAGAAAAAGCATGACTGAGTTTTGTAAATTTTTTGATAATCTTCCATGGAGAACACAAAAAAAGATTTGCTTAATAAACGACGAAAAACCTAGTCTTTTTTCTGTAAAAGATTTACTTTCCGTTACATATATCGAAAAGAAAATTCCTATAGTTTTCCGAACATCTTCTCATAGAACAAATCAAGGGGGACTAACTTACAAGGAAAGTTTCTTTTTGGCAGCTTCTACTTGGGCAGAACGAGCTAATCCTATAATGTTTTATTGTCCTTCAAACCAGGAGGAAACAGTTACAGTAAAGGATCTAAATCCTTATAATTTAATTGTAGATGTGGCTTTTGATAATAATCTTCCAGATCCTAGATAATGTTACCAACCAACATATCCTTTTGGATCTCTTTCTCCCATAATAGCAGAAGAAGCTTTATCACTTGCCTTTATAAGATCGTTAACTTCTTTAACAAAGTATCTTGTTTGTCCCGGCATTCCAAAATTTCCTTTAGTGGACCAATCAATAAAATCATAATTGGTAAGATTTTTTGTGTCAACAGGATTATTAGGGATTTGTGTGTCTCTCTTAGAAGCTTCTTCAAATCCGTTTCTGCTACTTATATTTTTATAACCGTATTTTTCCATAGTAAATTATATATTCATGATACAAAAAAATCTAATTGAAGGTTATACTTTCTTTGACATAGAAACAGTAGGTCTTTATCCGACATTACAGGATTGCAAAAGTAAAGATCCTCATCTTGCAGAGCTTTGGGTTAAAAGATGCAAATGGCTACAAAAAAATATAGAACCGGGTGAACCAACCAATCCTGATGATCTATGGATAGCAAAAGCTTCTCTACACCCGGAGTTTGGTAAAATAGTATGTGTAAGCTTTGGAGTATTTACAAACGACTTGTCATTAGAAAGAGTAACAAGTTTTTACGGAAACGACGAAAAAGACGTATTGGAAAAAACTAATAAGGTACTTTCAAATGCTAGGACCAAAGGATTTAAAATAGCTGGACAAAATATTAAGAATTTCGATATACCATATTTAGGTAAAAGAATGCTTATACAAGGATTAACCCCAGATCCTATTATACAGACGTGGAATAAAAAACCATGGGAAACATCTTTTGTTGATCTAGCAGAAATATTTGCATTTGGTTCATGGGGACAAACTTTTTCTTCCCTCGATTTAATTTCTCATGTTTTGGGTGTTCCTACATCAAAAGACAATCTTGATGGTTCAATGGTTCATAGTCATTTCTGGGACAAAGATGGATTAGAAGAGATTAAAAATTATTGTGAACAGGACGTTTATTGTACAATGAATTGTTTTAAAAGACTCTCTTCATAATCTTTCCGTTTAGATCTGGATATATAATCAGTATAATATCCAGATTTGAAGAATATATTAAATTTTACAGGATGGCTTTCAGAGGGTGAAGAAAGAAATGATTTCTATAAAAAGGAATTAAACACATCTTTTTGGACAGATCAAAAATTTGACCCTCAGATTAGGGAAAAGCTATTAAAGATAGCACAAGATTTTTACGAGGCATTAAAACTTAATGCACCAATCAAAGATATCCAATTAACAGGATCTTTAGCAAACTATAACTGGACAGATAAATCTGATCTAGATGTTCATGTTCTTGTAGATTTTGCAGACATTGACAGCAACGTAGAACTAGTAAAAAAAGCAGTAGACGGAATGAGATTCATATGGAATCTCCGTCACAAAATAGTTTTAAGGGATCATGACGTTGAATTATACATTCAAGACGTTAATGAACCACATGCAGCTTCTGGATTATTTTCACTATTAAATAATGAATGGATTAGAATTCCTAACTATAATCCGCCAGATATAGATTACAGAGACGTTGATAAAAAATTCCAAGGAATAGTTTCTGATATCAACCAAATGGAAAATATGATGACAGCATCAGATTTTTCATCAACAACGGAGGTTGAGATTTACAACCACGCTTTATCCATCAAGAAAAAAATATTAGATATGAGAAAACAAGGACTTCTTAGAGAAGGCGAGTTTTCTGTTGAAAATCTAGTGTTTAAAAAACTGAGGAATGAAGGATATATAGAAAAGATCATAGAGCTAATCTCTAGAGCATATACAAATATCTACAATGAATAAGAACATGAAAGACATCTACAAAGGTATAAATCCTATTTACGAAAGCATGATGGCCTCTATTTCGGAGGACAAAGGAGCAGAAAAGAAAACTCAAGCTCTTGATACAATTTCGTTGCTATCAAATGCAATGAATACATTTTTTACCATTTTATTAAGTGGGAAAAACGAAAGTATTAAAACAGTCAGAGGATTTCAGGAAATTAAAAACAAGGTGTTAGGCACTAACAATTTTGGTACCTTCCGTCAATATTTAATTTCAGTAATTGACTCTTTAGCAGCTATGGACAATGCTCAAAAAGATGCTTACAAGAAAAACATCCAATACATTACAGATCTTTTAGCAGGAACAGAACAAACATTATCTGATCCTAAATTATTTGATAGTGCTAAGAAAGATACAATCACTAAGCTTCTGTTAAACTTTGAGAGCGATCTTCAAGAAAGAGAAGCACAAATGAAGAAAACAAACCCTTCATTACTTGGTCAAGTTGTTAAACAAGGATTAATAGTTAAAGAGGGTAGATCAGGCGATGAAACTGATGTAGAAGATGCAGAATTTAGAGGCAAAGCTTTTAATAAATCTAAAGGATCTTTAGATGCTGCTAGTGCTTTTGTTGGTATGATCGACAGAGACAAATACGTTGCAGTTTTAAAAAATAACGAAGACGTAAAAAGATTTACTGAAGTTGCAGCTGGACTTTATAAAAAAGCTCAAGATCTACAAATGATCGACAGAAAAGGTATAATTAACATTATTACACCATCTGGAGAATTTAAAAGAAAAGATTACGTTAGGCAACAAGATAACCTTTTGAATGATATTATCAGACAAAAGAAAGAATACGAAAGAATTAAGGATGGAATTTTAAAGGCAGGTGGATTAACACCCCCACCAGTAGTTGCACCTATTATAATTCCTGGTCCTACAGGATCAGGAGGAAATGGAACTGGAGGTGGCGATAAAAAACCAACACCAGCTCCAAAAACTACATCTGCATGTACTTTCCCTGTTAAGTTAAATATTAAATGTAACGAGATTGGTGAAATGCAAAACAAATTGATGGAAATTATACCATCAGTTAAAGAATATCTACCAAAGAAAGGTGGAGCAGATAAAATCTACGGTAAAGGTACTGCAACAGTAGCAAATATTGTTTGGGGTTACCTTTCAGGAAATACTGGTCAATCATTAGAATCAGATCTTACCGAAGAAATGTACCACGCTATTATGGCTTTAACAGCTAATGATATTGATGTTACTACAGGTCAGATCGTAGGTGCAGCTATTAAAGATAGCAAAAAATGGGAAATGTCAATCGAAGACAAAATCCAAGAAAGAGAGGAAATTAAAGGCTCTCCAATTTTATCATTTGAAGATTTCTATTCAGTAATAGAAGAATCATACAGCTTTGCAAAATTAGACGAACAAGTATTTGATAGACTTAAAGGACAGGATACGGGTTCAAAAACAGAACCTTCTTCAGTTGTAACTCCTTCTTATGCAGCAGTTAAATTAAAAGATTCATGTATTAAAGACTCAATTGCACAAGGCAAAGTATTACCGTGTGTAGGAGCAACTGGAGGAACAGGATCAACTGGAGGAACAGGAGGTACTGGCCAAACTGGAGGTACTGGAGGCGAAGAAATTAAATGGAAAGGTTTAAAACCGGTTAACGACGGAGCTTATACAATTTACTTTGACGAAAGTTGGGCAGATTGGTGGGGAGACGTTGGAAAAGGAGCTTTAGTAACAGGATTAGTAATTGGAGCTTTAGTAGTTACTGCTGGAGCTGCTGGTATTGCCGTACCAGTGGGAGGTACTCTTTTAGGAGCTTCTTCTTTAGGAGCAAGTGGAGTAGCAGGAGCAATAGGTGGAGCAGGTAGTCTTGCAACTGCAGCAGGATCAATTACCTTAGCAACAGGTGCTGTTGGAGGTTCGGCTGTAGCTAAATGGGCAGGAGATGATAGACATCCAGTATCAATAATCGTATTTAACGGATATATTGAAAATTTAGCTGTTAGAGCAATGGCTAGAGGATTATACAACAGCTTAGGTGGAACAGTATCATCGCCAGATTTATTAGCAATCTATTCAACTTTAATTCTTTGTAGAGGTACTTATACAGACGACGGATCAGGTAAAGCAGTATCAGTTTGGGAAAAAATTAAAAAAGATTATGTCGCAATGGGCGGTGGAAGCTTAGGATCAGAAATTAATAGCATTACATCTGGAGGTGCAGGAGGATTCTTTAAAGATATGGTAACAGATATGGACGATATACCAGGATTCCCAATGTCATTTAAAACTAAAAATCCTACAAGTGGAGGTCCAATAGATTTTGAAGGTGCAAAAGATGCTTGTGATAATGGAGTTCAGCTATTAGAAGGAAACGTAACTAAAATAGCAGAAAACTGTAAACATATATCAGAAGAAGATCTTGAAATGCTATCTGAAGGAATGGGAGAGATAACTGAAGGAGTATCTGCTCAAGCCGAAGGGGGAGAATCTTCAGAAGAATAAGATATATAAAAAATAAATGATGGAAAAAAACCTAGATTACGTATTAATATTAGAAAAATCTTCTAAGAACCTTTCTTCAATTAAGGAAGGCGGAGATTACTTTTTAGAAGGCGTAGCAGCTGTTTTTGGAGTCGAAAATTCTAATCATAGAATATACGAAGAAAAAGAGTATCTACCACACTTAGATTATCTTAAAAAGAAGATTGATCAAAATAGACTAGTTGGTGAATTAGATCACCCAAAAGAGTTTGATGTTTCTTTGAAGAACATTTCTCACATTATTACTAATCTTGACTACGATGATAACAAAAGAGTAGTAAGAATTAAAGTTAAACTTCTAGATACACCAGCAGGTAAAATTGCTAAGAGTTTAGTTGATGCTGGTATTCCTATTTCTATTTCATCTAGAGCAGCTGGTAACGTAAAAGACAATAAACAAGTAGAGATTAAAAAAATATTTACTTATGATTTAGTTGCTGATCCAGGATTTGAAAATGCTCAATTAGAAAGAGTTCAAGAAAGCTTATATGAGAGTTTAGGATTTGGATCTTTTAACGATACACAAAAAATGTCTGTAATTTCTACACTTACCAACATAAATGAAAGTTTTGGCCTAAGGAAAAATTCCAACACGCAGATATATAGAATTAAAGATACAGAGAAAATCTCTAGACTCTTGAAAGAAAATACAACAAATAATTCAAAAAACATGGACAATAACTTTGTCACTGCAGAAGAACTAAACGAATATTCATTAATTCTTAAAAAAGAAATGGATTCTTTAAAGAATGAAATGAAATCTATGTCAAAAGGTTCACCGTCTGCTTCTACTGGTAACAGTTCGGCTTTAGAAGAAAGAGTACAAAGACTCGAAAAATATTCAGAATATTTAGCTGAGAATTTAGAATCTGCTATTAAGCATGGAGATTATTTAGCTGAGAATTTAGAAGGATCTATTTCTTATAATAAATATTTAGCTGAAAATCTTGACAAAGCTATTTCTTATGCAAAATATTTAGCTGAGCATGTAGATGGTAACATTTCTTACTCTGAATACATTGCCGAAAATCTTGACAACAATATTGCTTATAGCAAATATTTAGCTGAAAACTTAGATAAGAACATTTCTTACTCTGAATATCTAGCTGAAAATGTTGACAAGAACATTTCTTATTCTGAGTACTTAGCTGAAAACTTAGATAAGAATATTTCTTACTCTGAATATCTAGCTGAAAACTTAGATAAGAATATTTCTTACTCTGAATATCTAGCTGAGAACTTAGACAGAAACATTTCTTATGCTGATTACTTAGCAGAAAATCTAGATAAGAGTATTTCTTACTCTGATTATCTAGGAGAAAAATTAAACGGTAACATTAATTACTCAGATTATATCTCAGAAAAAGTTAAATCTGGAATTGAATATACACAATATCTTGCAGAATCAATTAACAGAGGTGGTTCACCTAAATCTGATTTAGGAAAAGAAGTTAACGAGTCAATTAAGACTGGTAAAAGAACTTCAGGATTCTCTGGAGATTACAACTCACTTTCGGGTAAAGTTGATCAATTGATTGAAAATCTTAACAAGAATAAAACTGACGAAATTATTAACGAAAATAAATACTCCTTCTTAAAACTTGTCGATGACAACACTAAAAAAGGATTTATTTCTTTGAACGAGGCCGAAAAACAAAAGGTCGTAAAAGCTCTTAACGAGCAGAACTATAATTCAGGTATGGACGTAGTTCAAATAATGGGATCTGCTTTAACTGAACAAGTTAACTCAGGCGAGAAATTCCTTGACATGATGCCGAAAGAATTGGTATCTGCATGGGAAGGTCTAAACGAATCACAAAAAGCATCAATTGTTGCTCAGAGTAAATTCTACAAATTAGACACTCCTTATCAGATTAACAATTTCTGGAAAACACGTCCTGGCTTTTCAGCTCCTGCTGCTAATCTAGAACAATTAAACGAATCCCATCAAGTTCCAAATAATGCTGTTAAAACAGGAGTTAGCAATAGCTATCTTCAAAACATCGCAGCAGAATTGGACAAAAGATTTAAAAAATAAAATCTAAAACAATGCAACTCTTAAATCAAAACGAGATCTACGAAACATGGTCTCCAATCATTGAGGGCAAGACCGGCATGACTGATCGTTCAAAAGTAGAATGGCTTTCTAAATATTGCCACTTCCACTCATTAAACGAATCTGCTGGAGCTTATAACTCTCTTTCAGTATTAAATGGTATGGGTAACGTAACCCCTCCAGGTAACTACGGTAACACTAACGGTGGTCCTGCTGGTTTTTACTACGGTAACTCATACAGCAACTCTTTAAACGGTTCTGGTGATAAATTCCCATCATTACTTCCATTGGCTATTCAGGTAGCTGCTAAAACCGTAGGTTTTGACATCGTTCCTGTTATTCCAATGAGCGGTCCAACTGGGGTATTATCTTACCTAGACTACGTTTATGCTGGTGGTACATTAGGTGGTTCAGATACAACTACTCCTTTCACAGCTAACACTCCGGATGTTATTAAAGTTCCAATCGCAGCTGCTTCTCCAGTAATTACTGCATTAACAGTAGGTGCTACTTACGTAATTTTCGTAACTGGTGACACTTCTGCTGTTGCTACTGGTTTATTCGTTGGTTACTCACGTATCGATGGTTTCCCTATCTTCCGTATCACGTTAATGACTACAGGTAAATCTGTTTCTCAAGCTGTTACAGCAAACTCAGAAATTCGTGCAACTAACACATCAGGTGCAGTTGTTGCTTATTCTGGTGGTGCTGCTGTATTAGTTAAAACGTTAGAAGATCACATTCAAGGTTTCTCTGGTGCTGGTTTAACTAACAACAACACATGGCAAGGTCCATACGTAGACGGTACACAAAACTACGACCCAATGAACAGAGGTACAGCTGAGACAACTTATTACAAGTCTCTTGGTTTATCTACTTTCACTAAGTTCGTAGAGGCTGGTACTTTCCAAGTGGCTGCTTCTGTTACTACTGAGCAAATCCAAGATCTTAACAAGCAATTCGGTATCGACGTAATCTCTATGATCGAGAACGCACTTGTTAACGAGGTTTCTCAAGCTATTAACAAGCACATTCTTTCAAGAGGTTTTGCTCTTGGTTGGTCAAACCACTCTCAGTTCTTAGCAACTGAAAGCACTAACCTTAACCTTAACTTAGTAATCAACGGTGCTGCTGCTGGTTATTCAGTTCCTTCTTACATCGGTAAGGCTGGTTCTAGTTTAGGTAATGCTGCACCAGGTTCAGTTGCTGGTCCAGTTTCAGGTACTTTCGAGAACTTATCAACAGTTCAAAGAAGACTTTACAGCCGTATCTTAGCTGCTGCTAACGTAGTTGCTAACAGAGGTCGTAGAGGTCCTGCTAACTTCATCGTTACAAACTCTCAACTTGCGTCTGCTTTACAAGACATCAGTCAGTTCACATTCGCTCCGTTCACTAACACTCTTACTCAAAACAACGGTACTTTATACCCAGTAGGTTCACTTGCAGGTATGACAGTATATGTTGATCAAAACATGTCATTCGGTGACACTAGAGTATTAGTTGGTAGAAAAGGTGCTGATGATGAGCCAGGTATGAAATTCATGCCTTACATGATGGCTGAATCAATTCAGACTATCTCTGAAGGTACTATGTCTCCTAAGATCGCGGTTAAATCTCGTTACTCTTTAGTTGAGGCTGGTCACTTACCAGAAACAATGTATTTCACATTCCACGTTAACACTGGAACTGCTACTTCTATTATCTAATAGATAAACAGTATAAATACTAGGAAAAGGGTCTCTTCGGAGACCTTTTTCTTTGTTTTAGGGTTTCAATTGGATATATACAATAAAAGAAAGTTCCATGCTATTTGAAAATCTAGAACAATATAAAAAAGCAAAAGAAGTCCTAATAGAATCAGAAGGTAATATAGATATTGCGCTTGCTGAATTAAAAGGTTCTAAAGAATTTAGAAACATTTCAGAAGGACAATTAATCCTATCATTAACTGAATTAAACGAAGGACTTGGCGAAAAAATTCTTAACTTCTTAGGATCTAAATTGGGTGGTGATATTGCAGATATTAAAACTGTACTAACACAAATGAAAGATCAGGAACTTAAGTTCAATAGAGAAGAATTTGAAATTTACAACCAATTCTATAGCTTACTACAAGATCAAAAAGCTTTAGATAAAGACAAAGAAAATCCTAGCTATCAGGATCTAAGTAAAGAAATTGTTCAATCTAGAAATTCTTTAAATACTAGAATGAAAGAATTAACTAAAGCACATAATGAAATATTTAATGCTTTGGAAGAAAAAGTAAAAGGCCTTACCAAAGATAGCAGCAGAAAGAAAAGATATTTTAATGCGCAAAGAGCTACTGACGTACTAGAAACTAAAAATGACAGATACGAAAAAATAAAAGCAGTAACAGCTAAAAATACAGAAAGATCTAAAGATCTAGAAGATTTCTTTGGCGTTAGTGTTGCAGGTGTAGAAAAAGATGCTAGTAAAGCTAAAGAGAAAGCATCAAAGGCTGTTAACACATTAACAAACACTAAAACAACAACACCTGGTCCTAGAGGAAGCTTTTTAGAAGATCCTGAAAAAAGCATTGATGACGAATTAGAAAAAATTAGAAATGCTCCTGGAGGATTCTATTCTAAACGTAAAGACATTGAAAAAATTCAATCTAAAATAGAAGATATTTTTGCTTCAGATGATTATAAAAAATTCTCAGACGAAAAAAAGAAAAATATTAGTAACGTTTATGCACAAGCAGATACTCTTTTTAAAGAGCTAGAAAGAGAAGAAAAAAAAGTTAAATAAAGATGTCGATCAAAAAACTAGACGAATTCGATAATCTAAACGAAGGATTTCTTTCGTCGCTTTTTGGTGGTGTTAGTAACCTTTTTAAAAGCAAAAAATCTAAAATTGAATCTCTTCTAAAGGATATTAAAAAAGCAAAAGAAGAAGATACAGATCACACTGTTTCAATTGAGAAAGAGATATGGAATACACCAAAGGAGGATACTCCTGAATATAGATTCCAAATAACTAATCTAAATAGGCAATCAAGAACCTATAGCTCGATAAAAGGACAAGAATTAAATTCTTTAATTAAACAAGCAGACAAGATTATTGAGGAAGATCCAAAATTACGTGCATTATTTAGTGCAGGTCTTGCTAAAATAGAGGCAGAAAATACTGAAAAATTAATTAAGAACCTTAAGCCTTACAAGGAAAAAACATACCTTGATCAATTAAATGCTGAATTTGATTCTTTAGTAAAGGATGCTAACAGAAAAATAGAATTTTATAAAGACTATTCAGAGCGAGGAGATTATTATAATCCCACTGTAATCGGTGAAAAAATGCCAGCGGATTTAGTTTCTTTTATAGATATGTCTACAGAAGAATCGTCAGCAATGCTAAAAAGCTTAGATCAAGACGGTATCGAAAAAATGTATTCAAAGATTAAAAATCTAATGTATGATCTTGATATAGAATTAAACAATAGCATTTCCGCAATTAGAAAAGATATTAAAAAAGCAAGAAAAGATGGACAGGATTGGCTAATACCAACTCTTGAACAAGAAGAAATGAAGCTTAGATATCAAACAAAAAAACCAATTGATAAGCTTAGAAGAAAAATAATGCTTGTTGAAAAAGAAATTAAATCAAGAAGATATGTTAGTTACTAAAATTAAAGATTTTGTTTTTGAGCAATCTACTGCGGATAAAGTTAAAGACATGCAGGCAAAGACTACAATAGATAAAGAAATAATGGAGATTGACAAAAGACTTGCTGATGTAGATTTAGCTTTGGCTAATCTTGCAAAAAGAGAAAAAGACGGAAGTCTTAAAAAAAGTGAATCTTTAGCACAGCAGGCAATAGAGCTTCAAAAAAAAGTAGCTGAATTTCAAAAGAAATCTGCTGCTGTTAAAAAGATGGAAAGCCTCCAATAATAGAATATATAAGAAACAAATAAAAACAAAGATGACAAATAAATCTCTAAATAATCCGGTTTTTGAATCACTTTCAAATCAAGCGAAAAAATATTCAACTCCTACTCATACTTTTTCTATATACGAACAAGAAAAAGTTGAAATGCCAGCTGATAAGGTTCAAAAGTATCTTATGATGATAATCCAAACGTTACAAGATAATGTGTTTAAATTTGTTTTGGGAAGTCCAATAGCTTCTGCAAGAGACGAGAGTTTAAAAGTACTAATGGAAAAAACAGAAAAACTTAAAAAGAATTCATCGGTTGACGATATTTTTAAAGAGCTAAATTCTGTATGGTCAGATTCAAAAAAAGCTGCAGAAACTGTTATGTCCTCAGCGGAAGCAAAAAAAAATACTTCATGGCTTTCCGATGCTGGTATATCATCTCAGGTTAAAGATTTTTTTAATAAAATAGAAGAGGGTATGCAAAGTATTAATCTTGCTTACGAGAACCTAAAAAAATCTTCAGGAGATAAGGTAAGCAATCCAGATCTATTAGCATTTGTAAATACCGAAATGGAAGCTACAATGACAAAAGCTCAAAAAGATTTACAAGACTTAAAAAACAAAATAGCTTCTGCTTCTAAAAAGTAAATAAAAAAAATAATAATCCGATGTCGATAAGCAACAATTTTAAAAAATTAATGGAGGATCTAAAAAGATCTACACCTATTTCCGAAGATAGAGAAACAAGAAGAGAAAGAAGAGAAGAAAGAAGAGAAGAAAGAAGAGAAGGAAAATTTATGGACTCTAGTCGTAAAGATTTTAATCTAAATACTTTCATAGATTCTTTAACTACTCTTAAGAATTCTATAATTTCACAATTAAAAGATTGTGATAACAGAATAGGAAGTAAAGTACTAGGTGGTAAAAAATCAGCAGAAAAATACAAGCCTGAATTCATGAGACACCTTGAAAAGGTGGCAGTTCTTTTAGGAGAAGCAACATACAGAAAAGATAAGGGTGAGGGCAGAAAGCTAGAAAGTGGAGACGACCTTACTACTATAGAATCTTTTAGAGAAGGATATAAAACTTTATTAGACGAGTTTAATAAAACAACAAAGTCTTATAATGATGAAGCAGGAAAAATGGTTATTGCCAAATTAGATGATATTGATTATAAAGGAATTCAAGAACCTTTAGAAGCAGCAAACAAGTCATTTATGGAAGCTACTATAATGTCAAGCAATATTCTTAATGCTATTCAGATATTTTCAGCTCCAAAAGACGGAGGATCAACTGGATCTAATGCTAATGTGACAACAAGCGACATTAAGATAACAAATACAATTAAAGAAGGAACGACTCCAACAGGTGATAATGCAGAGATTGCTAAAAAAGTATTTGCATTAATCTGTGAAAAATGGAAAGATTCAAAAACACTAACTGCATCAGATGTATGGAAAAAATCTGGATTCTGTGCACCAAACAAATTAATTATTGGACCTAGCAGAACTGCTTGTATAAAAGCCATTAAAGCTGCTTACGGTTTAAAAGATGCAACAGGTAGTCTAACACAAGATCTTGTTGATAAATTATCAGCTTCGGAAGTTGTTAAAGAGTCTATAGTATTACCTAAATTTTCAGAAGGAAAGCTACTTAGCTTTGATACGTTTTTAGTTAAAAGAAAAACAAACGAGCAAGTAGATATGTCAGCTTTAAAGTCATCATTAGGAAGTTCTACATCACCAACAGAAAAAAAGAAAGATACGGAAACTAAAAAAGTAGTTGATACAACTTTCAAATCTAAAGAAGAAGGTGACGCATTTAGAAAATGGGTAAATGATACACACAAAGATTGGGCAACCGAAAATCAGCTAGACCCAAGCGGAAGTTATACTAATTCTTACATTCTTAAAGCATGGGCGAAATTTAAAGACGATTATTCTAAAAAGAATGATAAAAAAGAGGAGCCTAAAAAAGAGGAGCCTAAAATTGACATGGCAAAAATTAAAAGAATAACTTGGAAGATCTTTTTAGCTATGACAGGTGCTTACGAGGACGAGGATAGAGTTTATGAGCAGATTAAGGAAATAGACACTAAAGAAGAATTTGAAGCCGTTGAAAAATGTTGGAAAGATATGAAAATATCTACTACAATGGAATTACAAAAAGCTGAAGTAGCATGGAAAAATTATGATGTAGATTCAATGACAGAAAGAAATAAATCTCGTCAATATGGTATTTCTTTAAGACAATTATTTTCTGAGTATTTTAGTGATGGCGAAATAACTAGATTAAACAGTTATCTTCCCGACGGAGTGAAAAAGATCTAATAAAAGAAATTTTTATTAATTTAGGGGTATAATCAATAAAGATTATGCCCCTTTTAATTGTAGAAGGACCAAGGAAGTCCGGTAAAAGCTATTTAATATCACAGCAGGATTCCCTTCCTGTTTTTAAGTTTGATTTTAATTCAAACTTTGCTACATGGAATTTTGACAAGCAAGGTAAAGATATACATTGGTTTGGTTTAGGTAAAGAAGTTATGCTTCATGAATTAGACAATTCCGGATTTTTACCAAAGATGATAGTCGATAGAGGAATCTTAACTAACTCTGTTTGGGGAGTATTTCAAAAAAGAATAACAGAAAAGCAAGCAAAAAACGATCTTATTAAATTTTACGAAAGAGGCTTGTTTAAGCGTACAAGAATAATCCTAATAGAGGGACAATCAAAGGACAAAAGAACAAAAGACATCTGGGATCAAGATGATATAAGAGGAGAAGAAGAAAAATCACTTTTTACATCGTTTTCTTTGCTGTTACGGGACTTAGGCGTAGATGTAAGGACTTTCACTAATAATCATGATTTGGACTCAGTATTGCGCTTTAAAACAGACATAAACAAATTTTAAATATGTGTGGAATTTTAGTTGCTAAAAATCCCAGTGAGGAAAGAATAATGTCAATCGCTCACAGAGGTACGGAACATTCAATTGTAAATGATCAGGATCTTTATTTGGTACATCACAGATTACCTATCCAAACATTAGATGGAGACAATTGGTCACAGCCTATACAGATAGGGGAAAACAGATGGATGTTATTTAATGGAGAAATCTTTAATTATGACAATCGTTTTGAGTCCGATACTGCATATCTTCAGAATTTATTTAGTAGCTTTAATTTTAGCGGTATAGGAATGCTAAAAGCTTTATACGAGCCAAGTATAGTATCTTGGGATGGCTTTTGGGCAATTGTTTTGGTTGATACCAAATCAAGAGAAGTTTACGCATTTACTGATCCGTTAGGTAAAAAGGTTCTTTATAAAAACGAGGATGGTGAAATATGTTCAGAAATAAAAGGGCTTTACGAAAAAGAAGCTGAAGAACCTTTTGATCCCTCTTTCTTTAGCGGTGTAGTTAAATGGGGGTATTTACCTACAAACCAAACTCCGTTTAATGCTATCAAAAAGCTAGAGCCTAATAGGTTCTACCATTGGAGCTTTGACTATCCTGCTAATATGGAAGTATCCGATCCATATTATAATTTTTATTCGTTTGATGCAGGATTAGAAACGTACGAAGACAGAATGGATTGGCTATGGGAAAATTTAGAAAACTCCGTAAGATCTAGGCTTTTATCAAAAAATTACCCCACGTCTCTTTTATTATCAGGAGGACTAGATTCATCGATTATTGCTGGGCTATTACTTAAGTTAGGTGCAGATGTTCAATTCTATTCAATATCAAACGGGGAGGACGAACAGTTTGTAAAGGACTGCGAAAATTATTGGGACGTAAAATCAACAAGACTAGATTACAGTGTAGATATTGAGAGTGAAGAGAGTAAGAAAAAAATCATAGAGATTTATAGAAAATGGAACGAATCACCGGTTGATATGGGAAGCGTTCTCCCACAATATCATTTATTTGACGCAATTAAAAAAGGATCAAATACACGTATTGTAATTTCAGGAGACGGAGCAGATGAACTATTTGGCGGTTATAGAAGAATAGATGAATATGATTCACAGGATTCTGATATTTTTCACGAGTTAACTTCTTATCATCTTCCTAGACTTGATAAACTATCAATGGCTCACACATTAGAACTAAGAAGCCCTTTTTTAAATCACGATATTATAAGATTTGCTTTAAGCTTACCATTCGAGGAAAGAAAGCACAAGAAAATATTAAAGGATACTTTTAAAGGACTAGTTCCTGATTCTGTAATTGAAAGAAAAAAATTAGCATTAAAAAACCAAATGATCGTAGAGGATCAGATTTCTTATAGAAAAAAAATAGTTGATTTATATCTTAGGGGCATTACCGCCTAAAACAATTTCAACACCTGCTATAGGATCTCCTTTAGCATCTTTTGGTGAATATCCTTCCGGTCTATCAGTAATTACAAAGTCCTCCGATGGATCTACTATTAAACCCGCTGAACTTAAGAAATCTCTATTTAATAAAAGAGGAGTGCTTTTTTCTGTTCGATCAACAAGGGAGAATTTAACTTTTCTATAAACTATACCATTAAATTCGATATCAAGATTTACTACTGCTCTGTGGTGAATTTTTTCGCCAACCTCTGCTTTTGATTGTCCTACGATTTTATTAGTAAACTGCTGATTGCCCAATGTCCAATTTACTTGTCCATCAGCTTCTTCAATTGAATCTGCGTGTAAAGAGCAAGACGATGCTCCGTTTCCAGTATCAAGTTTTCCAACAAATGTACCAACTCCAGGAACGGTAACTAATTCCCTAAATCCTGTAACCTTTTTAGGTTTAACCCAGTTTTTTCTATCTAATAAAAAGTCTAATATAAGATCAGTAACAGGAATTTCTGTAGTTTTCTCTATGCCTGTTGTACCCGGAGATGCGTTAACTTCTAGTACATATGGAGATTCGTTTGCTTTATCTACTATAATATCAACACCACACCATAGACATCCAGTAGCTTTTGCTGACTCAATGGCAATTTTTTCTATCTCTTTAGGAAGTTCTACTGTTTCTGTGTCTCCACCTAGTGAGAAGTTAGTTCTAAAATCGCCTTCAATCTTAATTCTTTTCATCGCTGCGATGACTTTGTACTCTCTACCAGACATACCATCAGATTCAGCAACTACGTGTATTCTAAGGTCATATTCAGCATCAATTTTTTCCTGTAAAACTATTTCAGTTTCAGGAGCTAAGTGCCAAAGAGCTTGTAGTGTAGAAACTAGAGAAGGTCTTGAATCGATCATAAATACACCAATACCTTTAGTTCCGGAAAGGAATTTACAAACTACAGGGTATTTACCTCCAACATCTTCAACTGCTTTGTCAATATCAGCTTCAGAAGATATAAGTGATGTTTTTGGTACAGGTATATTATTAAGTTGTAATTTTCTAGTAGTTTGGAGTTTATCCTCACATATTATAACAGAATCATATGAGTTTACACAAGGGAAGCCTAAATCCTCCATTTTCTTAAAAAACCCCTTTGCTGCATTATTTTTAATAGAAGATCTTCTTGTTAGAACTATTGTTCTATCTAAATAAATTTCTTGCTGCTTATCACCTCTGCTGGATATAAGGAAAGTTCCTTTAGGAGTTTTTTGTATTGATCCTTTTTCGGTATCAACGATTATGCACTTAACTCCACGTTCTTCGCATATTTTAGTTATCTTCTCTGTAGTTGGCGCATTTTTTAAACTCTTACCCAACTTTGTAGTTAAAATAACTACAGTTAAAGGTCTTTCTTTTCCCTTTACGCCTTTGAAAATAAATTTTTCTAGTAAAGCATCTTCCATAATCTATATATCGACGAAACACAAAAAAGCCTAGAAATTATCTAGGCTTGGTATTTGTATTTTATTTAGTTAAAAAAATTATCAAATCTTATAACTCTTTGGGTTTCTTCAGTTTTTTCGTCCTCTAAATCAGATTCATCCTCATCTTCGACATCGTCGTCTTCAGCTTCTTTATCATCATCCTCTTCCTGATTCTCTGTATCACCGTTATCTGCAGGAACATCCAGGTAAACGTTTTCTTCAGATTCTTCCTCGTCATCTTCTTCTTCAGTTTCTTCCTCGTCCTCGGATTCTTCCCCAGTTTCTTCCTCATCCTCAGATTCTTCCTCAGATTCTTCCTCAGATTCTTCCTCAGATTCTTCTTCGTCCTCAGATTCTTCTTCGTCCTCAGATTCTTCTTCGTCCTCAGATTCTTCTTCGTCCTCAGTTTCTTCTTCAGATTCTTCCTCGTCCTCAGTTTCTTCTTCAGATTCTTCTTCGTCCTCAGATTCTTCTTCAGTTTCTTCTTCAGATTCTTTTTTAGATACAGTCTTTTCCTCCTCGTCCTCGTCCTCAGTTTCTTCCTCGTCCTCAGTTTCTTCTTCCTCTTCTACTTCCATATCTTTCCAGAATTCTTTATCTTCTGGTATTTGTTGAGATTTTCTAGAGCTAAACTCCTCGAATGATAATATCTTTTTTTCCATTTTGTATATATTTTACTCTGTTAAACCAATAGATTGAGCGCTTCCTGATTCAGTAGCTCCGTATCCTGGTACATCTATTTTAGAAACTCCTTTAAAAATTGGATCCTGAAAACCAACATAGGAATATGCAGGCTCCGGAGTCATTTTATGAAATCCTGTTCTGTCCTCTTTACTGAAGTTATCAGGGTTCCAAGGATCTTTAGCAACTTTCATAAAATCCTTATAGTTAAGAATTTCTCTTTTTTTTACGTCTTTCTGGTTCATTTTTTATATTTTATTTAGAACTGAAGAATATTAGATAATCCAGATTTCATTGCTTTTGCAAAGATATTAGGATCTCTTGTTTCTGCTTTTTCTATTTCTCCTGATAATTTTTGTTTGTCTCCTTGTGAGATTTTACCAGATAAAACATCACCAATACTAAAACCACAAATTTTATCACCAATCATTTTTTCAACGTTGTTCATGAAGTTTGTGTTGTTTATTGCATTAGTTAAAGCTTCTCTTAATCCTGCTGAAATTGTACCACCTAATCCTGTATTCATATCCATTCTAAGACCAAGCTTAGGTAATAAATATTCTATACCTCTTTCTTGAAGTGTTTCACTTAATCCTTCTACTATTGCTCTTGCCCAATTTTTACAAGATCCTTTACCAAAATAGCTTCCTAGCTCTGTGATACTAACGCCTTCGATAACGTTTCTTATTAGTTGGTAGAAAAAGGTAGTTTGTCCTTGCTCGTCATAAGGCTCAATTCCAAGTTTTTCTGCTGCCCAATCGATTATATAATCTTTAAAGGTATCAGTAAAACCCCCTCCTAAAGATCCTAGAAGTGACGAAAAAATGTTTTCATTAATTTCATTTTCTGCTAAACCTTCTTCTTTCATTCTTAAGTATTCATTCTCAAGAAGAGATACTACTTCAGTTCTATTCGATTTTACTGGAGTATTGTTTGACTCATTAACAAATTGTGAGTATCTGTATATCATATCAGCTTACTTTTATTCTATATATCACTTTATCTACTAAAATCCGATATATAGATTACAAATGGAAAGGATTCTAAAAATAGATAATTTTGAAAAAAACTTCCCCACTAAATATGGGTTGGATTCAGATGGATCTTGTTACGAAGTTATAACCCCGTTCAAGATAGAAATTCTATCTGGATACACAGAACCTGCTAATAAAAAAGGAATTAATTATAGAGATCCTATATGGGAGGATTTTACAACATCAGATGGTGATGTTATACTTTCTAGTAAAAATGGGGCTTTTATAATACTTAAGAATTCTGAAGGATATATTGACTGTAGGCCTGCTAGATCCTCAAATCAACAGGAACCAAATATGGATACATTTCCTAAAGACTCTATTAACAAAATAGGAAAGGATCTATATAGAATTAGAGCTATGTCATTTGAAGACAGGAAAAAAATTACAACAACAAGAGGATTATGAAAAATATTAGAAGCTTTAATGATTTCGTAGTAAACGAAAGCTCTGCTGCAGGAAACATGGGTATTTCCTATAAAATTCCCTTTAAATATACTTCTAATGATCCTAGATACGGATACACAAGTAAAAGCTTTGTTTCTGACTTAGAATCTATTTTTGTTGAAAAGCCAGAGCTTAAAAATGAAATTACTTCTTTCCTTGTACAAAATATAGGAATATCTAAAATAGATGAATTAGGAGATAAGCCATTTTCTCTTATTACTGATATAATTCCAGAAATAGAAAGAATCATAGATGCTGGTGAATATGAACCAGAATTAACAATGCCTGGTGGTGCTTTATTGTTTATAAGAAATAAAATAATGAAAGACGGATCAGGAGCAGATTTCTATATAAACAAAAAAGGAACGAAAATAGAGGTTGTTACAGAGGATTCAAGAGGAAAAGAAAAGGTTGTTATATACGAAACAACTAAATTTCCATTTGAGAGATACGAATTTACTCAAGAGGAAAGTGAGGAGCTAAAATCTCTAATAAAAGCAAAAGGTATAATTTAAGCATTTTTAAAATTTCGTAGAATAATCTCTATAGATTTCTCCTTCCCTATTTCAGTTCCAACTTCTAGATCTACACCTTTATTTACATCTGCTATTAATAAACAATCGAATTTTTCAGAAAAATCTTTTATATTAGTTTCTAAAAAAGACTTTATTGATTTAATTTCTGCTGTTGTTTCACATCTAGGATCTAGCATTTCTGTCATTAGTAAAGCTACTTTTTCTTTATCCTCTACTTTTATCATAGAAAAAAACCAACTAAACACCTTCATAAATTTTTCCTCCTTTTTTCTTACAATAAGAAATCCTTGGTCCCAAAGATTGTATCTTTGACAATAGCTTTCAACTTCGACCAGTGAGTTATATTTTTCCTGTGCATCTTTGTTTTCGTCTATAAATTTATCTATAACCTCTATTGAATTTTTTACAATTTTTGTAATCTCTTCTATACTGTCTAGATTTTTATCTAATAGGTTGTAAAACGTATTTTTTTCAGAATCTGTCATACTCATAACAGTTCTTTGTGTGAATTCGGTATTTTTATCAAAACTTTCTAGATCCTTTCTTAAGCATAATAATTCTTTATATGCTTTTTCAAATCCTTTCTTGTTCATTTTGTTTTTTACTTTTACAAGAAAGTCCATAAGAATGTAGTACTTATGCTCGGCGTCAATAGGAGAATCTAGAAACCAATAGGGTTTAATCATCTTTGTGAATTTAAGTATTCATTAAACTTATATATAGTAAGTCCGGAAATTATTCGACTTGTAGAAATATTTTTTTCTAACATGAAACTTACCTGCAAACAGGGACTAAAATATTTATCTTGTAAATCCCGGGCTATGATTCATATAATATAGTATTCCTATGAGCCCCCAATTTTTAGTCATCGCATATTACACAGAAAACACTTCTTACCAAGTCTTAGCAGAGAAGTTAAAAAAATCGCTTCAAGACTTTGGATTACCCCATTATTTAGAACCAATTAAAGATCAGGGTTCATGGGAGAAGAATACACACTACAAAGCTTATTTTATTAAGAAATGTCTAAACGACAGAAATCTAGATCTTCTCTATGTTGATGTGGACGCAGTATTTAAGAACTACCCAAGTCTTATTGATACATTAAGTTGTGATCTTGCATACAGAACAGAAGACTTCCGATGGAGAAAGGATGAAGCCTTATCTGGTACGATATTTCTAAAGAACAACGATAAGGTTAAAGCCTTTGTTGATAGATGGATCCAAATAAATGAATCCGTCCCTGCTGAAAGAATGAAGCCTGAGACATGGGAACAAAAAAATATGCAAACCTCGCATAGGGAGTTTAAGGATTTAGTGTATTACAATTTACCTCCGGAATACACTTATATTTTTGACCACACCAGAACAATGTACCCGGGACTTCGTCCTGTAATAGAGCATTATCAAGAATCAAGGAACGTACATCGAAATAATTTAGAATCTAGAGGTATAATTAGAAAAAGATAGAATGCAATTAAAGTATGCAGTAGTCAGTTCTAATTCCAATAAAGAATATCTAGATTTTTGGCCCTATGTGGCAAAAATGTGGCAGAAGATCGGAATAGAACCTGTTCTTTTGTATATAGATTCAGCTCCGCCACCAGATAATGTGGCAGAATGTGGCAGAACAATATATTTAGAATCTATTCCTGAATGGGAAATATCACAACAAGCACAATGTATTAGATTTTGGGCTGCAAAGCTTTTAGATGGTCCATTTATTATTTCTGATATGGATATGCTCCCAATATCTGGAGATTATTATAAAGAGGGAGCTGCTAAAATAGAGGACAAAGGAATAGTTTCTTATAGTTCTGACGTTATAAATTACAGGTGGTACAGGACCAATCCTCAATATCCTATGTGTTATCTGGCAGGCGATCCGCAATCTTTTATTGATCTATTAGAGCTTCGAGATGAAGACCATAAACAATTTTTCAGAAGACTTATTAAAAAGAATTTAAGATTTGGTACAGACCAGAAGTTCTTTTATAATCAAACATTAAAAAAACATAATGTTAGGATCAGACATTTAGATAGAGGATGGATAGAAGAAAAATATGCTACTAAGAGATTAGATAAAGCAATCTGGCCAAAAACTGACTATAACGCATGGGAATATATAGATTGTCATTTGCCAAGACCACTGACATCTAATTTAGAAATTTGTAAAACACTTTTTATAAAACTTGGAATTTATGAGTAATCCTATATTTGTTTCTTACCATACAGGCTCACCTTATTATATTGGATGTGCAGAAAAACTAGTTTCTCAAATAGAAATACTAGGGGGTAAGATTATAATGGACAGGATTCAGGATACTGGGTATTATTGGAAAAATACACTCAGGAAACCAAAATTTATATTGGATAAGCTAAATGAAATAAAGGAAGATATTATATGGATAGATGCTGATACTAATTTATTGGGATATACAGATTGTATGAAAAATTGGAAATTCGATATATTAGCTGCATCACATACAGGAGATCTTCATGGAATAAAGGCATCCCCACTTGGTATAAAATACAACGAGAGGAATCTAGAATTATTTTCTAGATTTTCAGAAATATGTAATTCTAAGATTTCTGTAAATGATGTAGATCTCGATCACGATGTATTAAAATATGAGATACTTCCTTTGTTCAAAGAAAAAATAAGTATAGAGATATTAGGATGCGGGGGTTCCTCGGTAGATTATACTGACGGAAAATATATTAGAAATGGTGTTTCCCGTGCACTTAATAAAGGTGCTGAAACCAAAATAACCATGACAAAGAACCAAAGAAGATCTGATTTGTTTAATTCTTTGTCCCTTGAAAATTTTAAAAATTATGAGTAACTTTAAAATAAAAAGAGTAGGAAGTAGAATAGTAAATTTAGACAAAGTTCAACCTCAAACTACACCAGTCATTAATAATCAAATAAATAAAAAAGACGCGAGTGAAGAATTATTTAAACCATTTAAAAATTCAAGAGAAAGAAAAATTGTAAAAAAATGGGAAAAAATAACTGGAAAGGATGATGTAATTATTTCGTTTGTTTCTGATCCAATCGGTTCTAATTTCTATTCCGAAAAATTCACGGAGCTAGTAAATAAAGTAGATTCACTAGGATACGATTACATTTTTTGTCATTATGAAAGTGACCGTAATTATTTCCAAAACTGCTGTTATAAACCTTATTTTATTCAATCCATGTTAAATAGCACAAAAAAGAATGTCCTTTGGATCGATGGAGATACTTTTTTAAAAACAAACCTTAGTCAATTAACCGATAAGAATAAATCCTTTGACCTGGGACTTGTTTCTTATAGCAATTCAATGGATTGTTTTGTTGCCTCCCCTGTGTACTTTTCTAATACTGAGGTAACAAATCTTATTGTTAATCAATGGGAATCTCATTGTACAGGAAGAGTAGAAAGGGGAGAATGCGAATTAGATCATGACGCATTAAAGCATTCTATTTTACCATATTACAGGGATAGGGTTAGAATAAATCTATGTGGCTCTAATCTACATAAAGGAGAGAATTTAGAAAATGTAAATTCTGATGTACCAAATAAAAGGGAAATACTTTTGAAAATGAGAGCAGTAAATATGAACAGGCCTTTTCCTGGAAACGTAACAAATTATAATTTAGTATGAACAAACTAAAAACCAATTGGGCGCCATTCCCAATAGAGTATTCCTCTTGCTCTAATTTTAAACCAGAGAATTTTGAATGGTCGAGAAGTGAGGGAATAGCTAATGTTGTTATAGACAACCAGATAATGTCATTTAATCTATTATCACAAGAAAGAAGCTTTGGATGGTTTTGCGAATCTAGTGAAATCCTTCCTTCTTTAAAAGAATATATCAAAAACAATATCCAGTTGCTTAAAAGAAAGTTTGTAAAGATATTCACATCTGATTATGAAATAATCTCATGGGATTCTGATTTCTTTATGTTTAATCCCCCAGGATCAAATCTTCCGTGGACACCTAAAGAAAAATTTAGAATACCAGATAAAACTAGGATTTGCTCTATGATCTGTAGTTCTAAAAGTATGACCAGTGGGCATAAAATAAGATTAGATGTTGCAGAAAAACATAGAACTAATTTTGATCTTTTTGGCGGTGCTTCTGGTAGTTTACGTATAGGAGAGGGATTAGGGCCAAACAGGGATTGGTGGAGGTCTAAAGAAGATGCTTTATCTAACTATATGTTTTCTATTGTATTTGAAAATGCTAAAATAGACAAGTACTATACCGAAAAAATTACCGACTGTTTTGCACTTGGAACAATTCCAATTTATTGGGGCACTGATAAAATATTTGAGGACTTTAATCCAGACGGTATTATTAAATGGGAAGAGGGATTTGATTTTAGCAAATTGACTAGGGAATTATATGAATCAAAGATTGATTCGATAAAGGATAACTTAGAAAGAGTAAAAAACCAAATTTCGTCAGATTCACTTCTTTTTGACAAGATAAAAAATATATGAAAAAAATAAATTTAATAGCTGCTTCCAGACAAAGACCTGTAAGAATGGCAAAGGTTTTTAAAAAATGGATGAAGAATTCAAAAAATCCATCGTTAATAAAAACTATAATATCAATTGATTCAGATGATCCTACAGTAGAGCAATACCATTCTTTACTTATCCCTATTTCTGAGGAATATAATACAGAACTATCTATAATAGTAAATGATAATAGATGCACAGTAAATGCAATAAATGCAGGAAAATCTCACATAGACGGTGATCTTATTTTAATATTTTCTGATGACACCGATTGTTTTTTAGATTGGGATATGGATATTATTAATTTCTCTAAAAATTTGGAAGGAAAATATGTGATTAAAACATCTGATGGAATAGGGGAAATCCTTATAACTATGCCTATATTTTCTAGAGAATATTTAGATAGTTTTGATTACATCTATCATCCGTCTTATAATCATATGTTTTGCGATACCGAATTAACATGTGTTGCACATTTACTAGGATGCGTGATTGATGGAAATAAATTTACATTCAATCATCTGCATTACTCTAAACTACATCATGACAGGGATTCAGTAGATGATAAGAATCAATCAACATTTTATAAGGGAATGGATAATTTTATTTTGAGATTAGCTAATAATTTTGATATAGACAATTCTATAATAAAAGGAATTATACCTAATGAAATAATAGAATGGGTAAGCAAAAAATAAATTTAGATAACGTAACCCTAGTTTGTATAGACGGTAGGGATTATAATAAAGAAAGGACTCTTTTATATCGGAGTATTTTTGCACATATATTTAATCGATTTAATTTTAAAAAGTCTTTATTTTTTAGTCATATTGATTATGATTTTGCGGGTGTTGAGATAGTAAAAATAGAAAAGCTACATAGTATTTCTGAGTATTCTAATTTTTGTATGAGAAGGCTAAACCCTTATATTAGTACTGATTTTTGTATGATTATTCAAGATGATGGGTTCATATTAAATCATAATCTTTGGGATTCTTCTTTTTTGGATTATGATTATATAGGAGCTCCTTGGCCAATTGGCCTTGGTAATACAACAGAAGAAACACAGGTAGGAAACGGAGGATTCTGTATAAGGAGCAAAAGGTTTCTTGAATTTAGCTCTAAGCTTTTCCCCACTATGCAAAATGAGGATAAGTATATACTGGAGACCAATAGAAAATCTGTTAATGTAGCTAACCTAAAAATTGCTCCTGTAGAATTAGCAAAAAAGTTTTCGGTTGAAATATCTATAGATTCTGATCATACAATAAATAATTCTTTCGGATTCCATGCTAAACATCTATTGCCTGATGCAATAAAATATATAGAAAAAAACAAAACAAAAATGAGCGAACAAATCAGAGCGTTTAATACAGACGCAAAATTGGCAAAAAGGTTTTTAGATTTTAAGAAAAAATATAAAATTAAATCCGCAATAGAAACTGGAACATATCACGGGGACACTACAAAATGGTTAGCTGAAAATTTTGAAAATGTCTATACAGTGGAATACGACCAGAGATATCTAGATGTAGCTAAACAACAGATATCGGATTATCCCAATATCCATAGCTATCTTGGTAGTAGTACAGATTATTTAGGTAAGTTTTTAGATGAGACTAAAGATTGCAATTCTATAATTTTTTTAGATGCACATTGGTATGCTAATCCTGTTTTACAAGAACTTGACAGAATTAAAGAATCTGGATTAAAGCCAGTTCTTGCTATACATGATTTTAAGGTTCCTGAAAGACCAGATCTTGGATATGATGAATATCCAAACCAAGGAATTGTGTACGAATGGGAATGGATCAAAGAAAAAATAGAAGGAATTTACGGATCTGATGGATACGAGATTGAATATAATACATACTCAGAACAAAATATGAGAGGATGTATTTTTATATTACCAAAAAAATAATTTATGATAAGACTTAACGAATACAGAAATAGTAAATACTCACAATCTGGAGAAGATGGTATACTAGAAAAACTCTTCCAAACATTAGGAATAAAAGAAGGACAATTCTGCGAATTTGGAGCATCAGATGGAATGTCATATTGTAATACTAGAAAATTGAGAGAAGAAGGATGGGGTGGTGTTTTAATCGAAGGAGATCCATTATATTCTGATAGGATAAAAGAAAATATTAAGGGGTATAAAAATATTCAAATCCTAGATAGCTTTATTAGCTGCGAGTCAGGAAGTACCTTGGACGAAATTTTAAAGCCTACCAAACTGAAAAAAGATTTTGATTTTGTATCCATAGATATAGACGGAAATGATCTTTGGGTATGGGAATCATTAAAGAATTATTCACCAAAAGTAGTAATGGTTGAATATAATTCTAATTATCCATCAACAGCTAGTTTAGCTATAAAGTACGATAAGGATCATATACATCAACTAGACTCTTACTATAGCGCTACAGCTGGTGCATATAAGAAATTAGCTGATAAGAAAGGATATAAATTAGTAGGATTTACTGACGGGTTAAACCTAGTATTTTGTAAGAATGAATTGGCTTCTGAATTTTACGAATATAATCTAGAAGAAATATCTGTAATGAAAGTATGGCCTACAAAGGAAAGAGAGCTTTTAATATATTAAAATGAAAATAATATCTTTTTCTCTTTGGGGAGAACACGAGAGATACTTTATAGGTGCTTTTAGAAATTGCGAATTAGCTTTACAGTTGTATCCTGAATGGATATGCTTTTTTTATATAAGATCAGATTCTAATAAAAAACATGTTGATAAATTAAAATCATATCCAAATGCTAGAGTTATCGAGATAGAATCATCTGATGAGAAAAGAGGACTCTTCTGGAGGTTTATACCTGCTTTTGATAAATCAATAGATGTTACAATTGTAAGGGATTGCGATTCACGTCTTTCCGAAAGAGAATTACTGGCAGTAAATCAATGGATTGGAAGTGATAAGGCATTTCATATAATGAGAGATCATCCTTATCATAATACTGAAATACTTGGAGGTATGTGGGGAGTTAAAAATAAAATGATAGATCTAGGGGATCCACTTAGTCTTGAAATTATCAGTACTTACCAAGATGAATATCAGGAGGATCAAAGGTATCTTAGAGAGCAAATATGGCCAAGGGTTAATAATAATTGTATGATACATGATGAATTTTTTGGCGGATTAAAATTTCCAAAGGAAAGATGTGATTTTGACGATTTTATTGGTCAACAATACAATGACGAGGATCAGCCAGTTAAGGAAAATTCCGATATACTTAGAAAATATTTACAAGGATCGTGAGAGTTATTATTATACAAGAAGCGGGAAGGCACGAGGAGAATAAAAATTTTAGAGAATGCTTAAGCCTTCAAAGAGCATTTATAAATAATGGCCATTGGTGTGATGTATGGGGATTGGGACATTCAAATTATAATAATACCCCGGATTGGAATTCCTATGATCTAATAATGAATATAGAGAATTATGATTCTATCGGATGGGTACCTAATTTATCTGAATTCAATAAACCTATTAAATTGCTTTGGAGTATAGATGCTCATTGTAGAGGCGAAGAAATATACGAAAATACATTCTCTTCTGGTAGATATAATTTCTTGTTACACTCTACCAAAGATTTTGTAAGGAAGAATTATCATATATGGTTTCCTAATTGTTTTGATGATGATCTAGTTAAAAATATGAACGTAGATAAAAAACACTTCATAGGATTCTGTGGTAATTATGTTAACAGAAAAGATCTTATAGATACGATTACTTCCGAATTCAGCATGAAGCAAGATATATTTGTTATAGGAGAATCTATGGTTAGAGCTATTAATGAATATGGAATACATTTTAACAAGAACATGTTAAATGATATAAACTATAGAAACTTTGAAACAATAGGAACTGGAACTGTTCTTCTAACTAGCAATAACGATGTTTATGAAAGCCTTGGATTTATAAACGAAAAAAACTGTTTAATCTATAATAGTATAGAAGACATTAGGAGGATATTAAAAGACGTAAAAGAAAATCCTTCTATTTTAAAAACAATAGGTGATTCCGGATACGAGCTTTCTAAATCCCACACATATAAAATAAGAGTTAAACAACTGATTGATCAATTATGGAAAAAATAATATTTAGATTTGATGACGTTTGTATAAATGCAGATATGGAATTAATAAATTCTATGACTGACTTCCTTTTTGATAGATTTCCTGAATGTGAAGTATTATGGGGAGTTTCTCCATTAGTTAACGATATGTCCTCAGAAAAAACTGAAATAGGTAAGCAAAGGATATTTCCTAAGATCTTAAATGCTTATTCAGATTATAGGAAATTTTATGACGTGGATAAAGCAGGTTTACCTGATCTTCATTCTAGAGCTAAAATGGCTTCACATGGATTAGTTCACGTAGACCACAGACTTCTAAATAAAGAAGCTCAGGAGATGAGCATTTTGGTAAGCTCAAGTCTTGCAAAATCAAAAATATTCATACCTCCTTTTAATAAATGGAACAATGATACTGATGATATATGTAAGGAGCACGGAATTGAATTGATTAAATTTGAGGATGGGTGGCTATGCATGGAATATAATAATTTTGATTCAAATCACAAAAAATGGTATTTGCATGCTAGAGAATTTAATTTTGATCAATTTATTGAATGGTTTAAATGAATTTAGATAAAATTTATAGAGATAAATTTGAATCGTCTAGTGATGTAAAATCACTAGGATGGGGAAGTAAGTTTTCACAGGAGAAAAGATTTGAAATACTTTTACAAATACCAGGTTATAAAAGGGGTGATAGTGTTCTTGACGTAGGATGTGGATATGGGGATTTGTCTAAATATGTAGATAACTATACTGGTATAGACCTAAGGGGAATCGCTATAGACAAAGCTAAGAAGAAATACAATGATGCCAATTTTCTAAATTGCGATATTTTTTCTATAACTGATAGCTACGATTGGGTTTTTGCATCTGGAATTTTTTGCTTCAAGAATAAATGGACAAAGAACACTCGTTTACATATTGATAAAATGTACGAGCTATCTAAAAAAGGTACTGCTTTTAATTTTCTTTCTGATCGTACAAAGGGAAACAGGGATAAAGTAATGAAATATGCTAAGATTCAGGAGGTTGTTTCTATGATTTACCCTACAAGCAGATCTTTTACTGTTAGACATGATTATCTGGATAATGATTTTACAATTTATATGAACAAATGAAAATAGAATTAAACGACCATAAATGGGGAGGATCAGGAATAGAAAAAGAGCTTTTTGAATTTATAATATCAAAAATCACTGAAGGATCTTCTATAGTAGAACTCGGGGCTGGATATTGTAGTACCAAAGCTTTCTCTTTATATTACGATACCTATTCAATAGACGAGAATAAAGATTACGTAAATATATTTCCTGGTGTTAATTATTTACATGCTCCAAATGATGGAATATGGTATAATAGGGAATTGGTTAAGGATTTTTTACCAAAAGATTATTCATTAGTTTTTGTTGATGGTCCATCGGGCGAGGGAAATAGAAACGGGTTAATTAAAAATATAGATCTTTTTGATAAAAATTCGTCCTTTATATTTCATGATACCTATAGGGAGTCTGAAAAAAAATTAGCAATAGAGATTTCAAGAATATTGAATAAGGATATAGTTTTTTATGAAACCTCTGATTACTGGGGATACATTAAATAAAGAACATGATAATATCCATACACCAGCCAAATTTTTTTCCTTATTATCCTTTTTTTCAAAAAATGAATGATGCAGATGTATTTGTTATACTTACACATTGTCAATTTGAAAAAAATAATTATCAAAACAGGTTTAATAAGGATTGCAAATGGTATACAATGTCAGTAAATAAAGGACTAGATCCTATTAATACTAAATCATATCTTAATCCATTGAAAGACTGGGAAAGAATTAAAAATTCTCTACCTAAATATAGGAAATTACTTAACGAATTTGATTCATGTATTACTGATAACCTATCTTCAACTAATGTTGGTATTATAGTCAAGATTAAGGAGATGCTTCAAATGAAAACCGAAATTGTATTAGATTATCCAACGGATCTTTTATCTACTGAAAGACTTGTTGATATATGTTTAAAAAACGGAGCAACCCAATATATCTCTGGTGTATCTGGAAAAAAATATTTAGATCTTCCTTTATTTAAAAAAAACGGGATAGAAGTTGTTTTCCAGAATACCGAAACCATGATTAATAAACCTATAATAGATATACTAAATGATTAATAGAATAATTGTAAGCTCTGACGATTCAGATTTTTTAAATTTTTGGCCAATAGTAGCCAAAGCATGGAATAAATTTTTACCAAATGCTAAGATTACCTTAGCATTTGTTACTAACAGGGATTTAGAAGATCCAATATTTAAGAAAATAAGTTCTTTTGGTGAGGTTTATATTTTTCCAAAAGATCCCTCGATACCTTCAGCAAATCAAGCCAAGATCTGTAGACACGTATTAGCTTGTTTTTTTAAAAACGAAGTATCAATGATTGAAGATATAGATACAATTCCACTTCAGTCGGATTTTGTTACTAATCTGAGTAAAGAATACGAGGATGGTAAAATATTATTTGTAGGTAATGAGGTTTATAATAACACCCCAGATGAAGGAAAAATCCCAATAAGTAATATGACCGGTAATGGAATTGAATTCTCTTATCTGTTTGATCCTTCCTCTAGTATTGAAAGCTTTTTAGTAGGAAATAAATTTTCTGAAGATGTCTTTATTATGTGGAAAGACTGGAAGAATCTAAATGTTTTTGACCACAAGGAATCCCTTACAAATGTTCCGGATGCTACTGGTTTAAATGGATTTTCCGATGAGTCTATGATAAGAGCAATTATTCATAAAAGCAATGCTTATAAT